GGCCTCGGCTGTGACGGCGCTCGAGGACGATGTGTTGAGTCGCAGACTGAAGCATCGCGGAAATCCAGTCATGGGCTGGTGCATTGACAACGCCCGGGTGAGCGTGGACCCAGCCGGGAATCGCAAATTCGACAAACGCAAGGCCACGGGCCGAATTGACGGAATCGTGGCTTTAGCGATGGCGGATAACGCCTGCGCGCTGCTTTCCAGCACGGCCGCACCTGAATTGAGGTTCGTATAAACCTGAGAGGGCGGTTACTGCGCTCAGTTGGCCGTTTCATCGGAGCCAGCGCACCAGGACCGTCTGACGACTACTGGTATCAGCCGTTTGGCATTGGCTCCAGTGCCGTAACTCCCGCATCTGCATTGCAGTTGTCTGCCGTGTTCGCTTGCGTACGCGTCGCTTCGGAGACGTTGGCTTCCTGCCCATTGGAAATCTACAAGCGATTACCCGATGGCGGGCGCGAGCGTGCCAGAGACTTCCCGCTATACGACGTTCTGCACAATCGCCCGAACGTTTGGCAGACCGCGTTTGAGTGGGTCGAGATGATGCAGGCGCACATCGAACTGCGCGGGAATGCCTATTCACGCATTCTGCCGGGGCCACGGGGCGTGATTGACGCACTTGTGCCCATGCACCCCGATCGAGTGCAAGTTAAGCAACTGGATAGTGGACGCCTCCAGTATGAAGTGTCATCCACCAACGGACTTGCTACAACGAAACTGACGCAGGACCAAGTGCTGCACATCCGCGGACTGTCCTCGGATGGAATCTATGGGATGAGCTTCATTTCTGCCGCCAGCAACGTTATCCGCAAGGGCCTGGCGCAGCAGGATTTCGAGACTAGCTTTCTTGGCAACAACGCCACGCCGGGCGGTGTGCTGAAAGTCCCGCAGTCGCTCTCTACTGAGAAGTACAACGAATTCCGCAAGCAGTGGGAAGAGTACCAAGCAGGAAAGAACCGCGGCAAGACAGCCATTCTCCCTAATGGCATGGAATATCAGGCAATTGGGATCACGAACAAGGATTCCCAGTTGCTCGAGTCCACAAACGCCACCCGCGAGGAAATCTGCGGCATGGCGCGCATCCCGCCGCACAAAATAAGCATGTTGGAACGTTCCACTAACAACAACATCGAACACCAGGGAATTGAGTTTGTCACCGATTCTATGTCGGCCCGCGCGAATCGCTTTGAAAAACGAGTCAATGTGGACCTTATTCAGCCGCTGGCTGAAATCTACGGTGATGGATACTTCTCGGAATTCAATTTGGACGCCCTGCTGCGTGGCGATTTGAAGAGTCGCTATGAGTCGTATTCGCTTGCCCGCCAAGCGGGATTTATGAACGGCGACATCATTGCCAGCAAGGAAAATCTGCCGAAGATCCCTGCGGAGCAAGGTGGAGCGGACTACTGGCGTCCATCGAACATGGTTCCGGCAGGATCGCCTGTACCTGCGCCTGCGCCTGCACCGACCACAGATGACGAACCAGATTCCAGCGATGCACGCATCGCTAAAGACATGGGAGTGCTCCTATGAATTACAGACCACTTGTTGCCGAAGTATTTCGTCAGCCGTGGGCCATTCTGCCGGAAAAGCTCCAGTCCATTGCCGACCTTATCGCGCTAAAAGTCAGTGGCGAGCTTACCGATGCCGAAATTCAGGCGAAATTCAGCGCCGGGCCACGCCCCAGCGCGAAGTCTTCCGGTTCCATCGCCGTCATCCCGATTCATGGAGCGATCACGCCACATGCCAGCCTGTTTACCATGATTTTTGGCGGAACTCCGCTCGATACGCTGGCTGCCGACTTCAGGCAGGCCGTCGCCGATCCGAATGTTTCGGCAATTGTGCTGGATATTGACTCGCCGGGTGGAGCGGTGGCCGGATTGCCGGAAATGGCGGCTGAAATCCTCGATGCACGCAAAGATAAGAAGATCGTGGCCCACGCCACGACAGCGGCCAGCGCGGCTTACTGGCTGGGGTCTGCGGCCGGCGAACTGTCCGTGTCACCCAGTGGCATGGTCGGTTCCATCGGCGTCATTGCCGCGCACGAAGACATGTCCAAGGCCCTCGAAAACGAGGGCATCAAGATTTCACTCATCACAGCAGGGAAGTACAAGGCCGATGGAAACCCGTTCGAGCCATTGAGCGAGTCGGCCCGTGCCGAGCTACAGTCCAAGGTAGATGGGTTTTACGGAATGTTCGTGAAATCGGTAGCCAAGGGCCGCGGCGTGTCACAGGAAGCGGTGCGCAGCGGATTTGGCGAAGGCCGCATGGTCATGGCGTCCGACGCCGTGAAAATCGGCATGGCCGACCGTATCGAGACGATGGACCAGGCGTTACAACGACTTGGAGCGCGCGCACCGCAACGTTCCCTGCGCGCACAGCTTGCACGGGAACTCGAACTCGTAGCAGCGACCCTCTAAAGCACAACCAAACGACTTTTTGCCGTGGCTCCGCTGCGGCAAAGCGCCAGAGCGACTTCCGATGTCTGGAAGCCAGCGGCGGAGCACGTAGATACGCAAAGGAGAAAAGCGATGTCGAACATTAAAGCACTGCGGCAGCGCGCGCATGACATCACCAAGACGATGCGCGGGCTGTTGGACGCGGCCGCCGCGGAGAATCGGGAACTGAACGAATCCGAGGCAGCCAAGTATGAAGAGAACCTTAAGGCGCTCACTGGTTCCAATGGAATCAGCAAGCAGGTCGAGCGCGAAGAGGCCCTGCAAGAAATCGAGCGGAACGCCACTCCCGGCGAGAGTCCGAACACGGACGCGGCAAGCCGGGCAGGTGATCCGGCGCCCAAAAAGGCCGGCTTCAAGTCTTTGGGCGAATATCTGCTTGCGGTGGTTGCGGCCGACCGTAGCAATGGCCGCTTGGTTGATCCCCGCTTGCAGGCTGCTGCCACGGGATCGAATGAGGCTGTTCCTTCCGATGGCGGATTCCTTGTGCAGTCCGATTTCAGCAATGAAATCCTGCGCCGGGTCAACGAGGGCGGCGAAGTGCTGAGCAGGGTTCGCCGGCAGACCGTCAGCGGCAACGGGCTTGTCATCAACGCGGTTGACGAATCCAGCCGCGCCACCGGTTCACGCTGGGGCGGCGTCCAGGGCTACTGGGCACAGGAAGCCGACACAGTTACCTCCAAGAAGCCCAAGTTCCGCCAGATGGAACTGAAGCTGAGCAAGCTCATGGCGTTGTACTACGCCACCGATGAACTTATTGCGGATGCGTCCGCTTTGGGCGGAATCGCGGAGCAGGCATTCTCCGAGGAACTGAATTTCCTCGTGGAAGACGCCATCATCGAGGGAACCGGCGTAGGCCAGCCGCTCGGCATTCTCAACAGCTCCGCCTTGGTGAGCGTTGCCAAGGAAGCCAGCCAAGTTGCGGCCACGATTGTTTCCGAGAACGTTCTGAAGATGTACGCCCGCCTGCACCCGCGCAGCCGCGCGAATGCTGGATGGTTCGTCAATCAGGACGTGATGCCGCAACTGCCGCAGCTCAACATCAAGATCAAGAACGTCGCCGGGTCTGAGAACGTCGGCGGCATCTCCACCCCCGTCTATCAGTTCCCCAATGGCGATGGCTACGGCACGATCCTCGGCCGTCCTGTCATCCCCGTGGAATACTGCCCGACACTCGGAACCAAGGGCGACGTCATGCTGCTGGACCTCAGCCAGTACCTGATGATCGAAAAGGGCGGTGCGCAAGCGGCGTCCTCTATGCATGTCCGTTTCATCAACGACGAAATGACCTTCCGCATCACGTTGCGCGTTGACGGACAGCCCATCTGGAACCTGCCCCTGACCCCGTTCAAGGGCACGGCAACGCAGTCGCCGTTCGTCTCGCTCGATACCCGCGGTTAAGTCTGAGGCGGCCTCTTCGGGGGCCGCCCACACATTCTGAGATAAGGAGCACACGGACCATGAAGGGAATCAACATTGCAGAGCAGGGCCACATCGTGAACATCCTACCGCCCGTGGACATCACCGGCGGAGCGGACTCCGATGTGTTTTCGATGGGGAACTATGCACACGCCACGATTGTCCTTCAGGTCGGAGTGTCGGCTGCGGCATGGACGGCAACAATCTTGCAGGCGTGCGACGACTTCACGCCTTCCGCCACCGTGGACATCGCTTTCCGTCAGTACGAGGAAGAGACTGCCGCCGGTGACACACTCAGCGCCGCGATTGCCAAGGCCGCAACTGGCGAAGCTGCGCCTTCGGCCAACAATGGCATCTTCTACGTCATGGAGATTGATGCCAGCGAACTGCCGGCGGGATACCCCAACCTGCGGTTGCACATCACCAACGGCACCAATAGCGTGATTGCCTCGGCCATTGCGATTCTTTCCGGCGCGCGTTACGCCGGAGACCAGTCCGCAACGGCCATTGCGTAAACACCTTCCCTGCCGGGAAGCCCCCAGGGCGCAAGTGGCTGTTCGCCACCAACGGTTACTTGCGCCCCCCCCCTCTCTATGAGGAATAAATGTCCAGCCTGACCGTTACCACAGCGCCAACGATTGAGGCAGTAGACCTCGCCGCCGCTAGGTTTCAACTGGCGCTATCGCGCATCGCAGGAAAGCGGTTGACCTTCGCGGAAGTCACTGGGAAGGCAGGAAGTTGTTCCTAATCGTTGGCGCGGGAAGATCGGGAAACGCGGGAAGCGGCGCGCTTAGGACGCGTCCGCTTCTCAGCGTCCAGCTTTGATTTCATTTCGGCGTGGGAGACAGACAGTACCTTCTTCAGTGCACTTTCAAAGTTGGACCATTCTGATTGCTTGCCAGAGGCTTTCCCTTGAGTAGTGGTCACTGTGTCGTCCCTCTAGAAGGGACTATACCAGTGCCACTCCCAAAAATCGACTCTTGCCTAGGAATCGAACAGCTTGACGACATCGCGGACCGCGTTCAAAAGATGCGTGAGCGATGGGATAGCCGTTTGGTTTTCCCTTTGTCCAAACCTTTTGAAAGCTACTTGTCGGGCCAACTTAATTTCTACCTTCTGCTGAAAGAGGGCAGCAAATTGCTCCTCGCTCATCTTAGAGCTGCCGATGACGACGGCAGCGGGAAATTTCATTCCCATGTTGAAGGTTCCCACGACCACAACAATGTTCTGGTGCTTATCAATTCGGTTCAAGTCGTGGACGATGGCAAGCGGCTGATCCGTAGCACGATCCCTAGCGTGGTACGGCTGTACGTCCTTGATGACACGCAACGCATCGCTGTTGGTCGTGATGCCCTTTATCTGTCTGTTGTAAATGGCAATTTCATCTTTCGCCACTGGCTCTTTGACGAATATGGGGAAGGCAATGGCCCGTTCATTGGCCCTCTTGTAGGCGTCATCGGAAAGCATCCACACGATATGGTCGAGCGAGGACCGGAGATGATAAACAACCTCGCCAGCAAGGACGCCAAACCTGGGGGGGATGCCTCGGTTCGCATGCCTTCTGGCCCATTCATCGACTCCCTTCTTCTCCTCTTCGCTGATTCCGCTTGCGGTGTTGTCGGGCAGGAAGGCGGTGATTTCGGTGTGGAGATTGCGGATGTTTTCGTCGGCCCGTTTTAGCTTTTCGTCAACAACCGCTAGTTGGTCGGATTTGAGGATGGGAGCTCGGATGCTTGGTTACGCAAGTATATTAGTGCCCTAAATGTCAGCACTGACCGTTACCACAGCGCCAACGATTGAGGCAGTAGACCTCGCCGCCGCCGCGGAATGGCTGCGCCTCGGTGACATCGAGGATGTGCAGGACATCGAGCCGAATATCGGCGGATTGCTCAAGGCAGCGCGGATCACGGTCGAAAACGTGACCAACCGGACGCTCTGCACCACCGTTCTAAAGCTCACGCTAGATGGCTGGCCGGCATGCGGCGTCATTCGCCTTCCGCGCTCCCCGGTGGCATCGGTTGGATCGGTGAAATACTACGACACCACCGGCACGCAGCAGACACTTTCCTCCAGCGCCTACCAGGCGGACCTGCTCAGCGCGCCCGCGCGCATCGAGCCCGCCTATGGGTACGTCTGGCCATCGCTGTACAGCCGCATGAATGCTGTGGAAGTGAACTACACGGCCGGAGCCACGTCGCCGCTACTGGTCAGCGACACGATCAAGCTCGCAATCAAGATGCTCGTGGCCCATTGGTACGAGAGCCGAGAACCAATCATCACTGGGACCATCGTGGCAATGGTGCCGTTTCACATTGAACAGTTGCTAGTGAACGAAACAATTCCACATTTCGAGTGGTAGTGAAAGGACTGAATGACCGTTCGTTTATCGCTTGGATGTATGCCTAGGCCGATGTGGTTCCGTGTCCAATTTAACCGCCATAGTGTGAAGTACATCACAATGGCCGATAAGGAGTAAAGTATATGGCTTCGTACTCGAAGATACAAGATTTTGTCGAACAACTTGGCCTTGCCAAGCATCAGCTAAATACCGATACGCTGAAATGCGTGCTGACGCTCGCTGCGCCAGTGGCTACCAATACGATTCTGTCGGACCTCACGCAAATCGCCAATGGCAATGGCTACACGACCGGCGGGGAAGATTCACAGAACACCCTTGCGGAGGCTACCGGCACTGCCACATTAACGGGCACCAAAATTGTGTGGACCTCTTCCGGCGCTGGCATGGCCAGCTTTCGCTATGTGACGCTTTACAACGACACCCAGACATCGCCCGTGGACCCGCTCATCGCCTGGTGGGACTACGGATCGTCGCTGACCCTGCTGGTGGGGGAGACCTTTAGTGTCAAGTTTAATGGCTCCGACACGACTGGAACCATTTTCACACTCGCGTAAGGGGGGAGTATGTCGGCGACAAATCCAAATCTGAATCCTTGCTGCGCAGAACCGAGCAACCTCGTTTCCAAAGACTCCGTAACGGCCACGGGCGCAATGGTCGCGCGCCTGGTCATCAACGGAGAGCCTGTTATTCGGCAGGACATCCATTGCCATGTGTGCAAGGTCTGCGGCCGACGACACTTCGGCTTGGACGTTGATCCCGGCGTCATCGGCCTGACCGGCAAATCCATTGGTGGTTAATCAGATGAAGACGAAACCGATCTGGCTGGCATTGCTGGTCGTCATCCTCTACGGAGCGGTGGTGTATTCACAGCAGCCCGTGACGTTCTCCAGCGGCACGGTGACCACCGTTACCACCGTTACCACGTTGTCCCAGTTGGGTGGCGTTGCCGTCCCGGTGGAAGACGTGGCTGAGACGGCTGGTGGCACCGGACTCTACGCGATGGGCGTCCGCCGGGATGTCGCTGCCGCGAGTACCGCGACGAGCGGCGACAACACGATGCCGTCGTTTGATTCGCTTGGGCAGATGTGGACGCGGCAACTAGACCCATGTAGCGGCATTGCCAAGCTCTACCTCCCAGTTGACATCGTTACGGCCACGACCACCGAAATCACGCCGTCGCTGGCGGGCGCAAGCACGCACTACTACATATGCGCAATCAATCTCGTCACGGCCGGTGCGAACAACGTCGCGCTGGTCGACGACAACACCGACGGCTGCGGTTCTCCGACCGCTGGAGTCATGGGCGGCGTTACGGCAGCGGAAGGCTGGAACTTCGCAGCGAATGGCGGTCTGACGCTTGGAAATGGAGCTGGGTCAGTCGGACGGACTGTTACTTCCAACGCTGTATTGTGCTTGGTTACCAGTGCGGCCGTACAACTCTCGGGCCAAATCGTCGTCGCGGCAGCTCCATAAGGAGGGACACCTATGGAGCTGCCGCG